GTTGCGAAAGACTCTCCAAATGGTTGTGCGCCCCGCAAAGAGTCTTCGATCTAAGTTTGCATTTGCTTCTCGGCGGATCCCAAGGGTAATGAAACTCTTGAACCGACCGGGAGTATCTAAGCAGACAAAGAGGAAAGCTCTTGCGGATACCTATCTGGAAATGACGTTCGGATGGCAACCTTTGCTGTCCGATACGCGTGACGGGGCCCTTGCACTCGCCAGACTCGCTACTAGAGACGCTTTAGAGCGTCAACAGTTTCGAGCTTACGGGTCTGAGGAAACCCCCGGCACTACCACTTTTGGTAATAACTACCTCGACGGCTATGACCTCAATTCTGCGATGGTTTTCCATCGCGAATGGCGTCAGAAGACGTCTGCGGAGTGTATTATCTACGGTAAATTCCGGACTAGGCTTCAAGATTCTTCATATGCAAAGTCTTCCGCGTTGCGGTTGGCAGAGTTGGCGGGTTTTACATTCGCCGACTTTTTGCCTACCGCATGGGAGGCCTTGCCATGGAGTTTCTTGGTCGACTACTTTTCTAATGTAGGCGACGTCATAGAGGCCTTCAGCAATAACATCGGCGAGATCTCGTGGGCAGCGGAAGTCCATATCCAGAAGTCCACAGAGGACTTCTATACGATACCGGACTCCGGTGCCACCGCGGCTCGCTACGGTGCTTTGTTTGATGGCTTCCATGCTGCGCAAATGCACGCGCATTCAACCAGGAAGACGGTCACGCGATCTCCGGGTGTTCAGACAGATTTGTCTCAATACCTGAGATTTAACCTTCCGGGAGGGATCCAATGGTTAAATATTGGAGCCCTGGCGGCGGGGGCGCGACCACCCAAGCCTTTCTACTGAGTTTAAGGAGAAACAGCGATGGACCTGCTTCATGAAGTCGAAGTTTTTCGCTCCATGCTGCAAGAGAACGGAGTTGTATCGCCTGACGGCAGTGAAGCCGTCTTGACTCAACTTCTCTGTTCTGACGCGAGTGCTGTTATGCTGTTCGTTTCACAGTATCTAACGCCCCCAAAAGGGGCGGAGGAAGCTGCGATCCGTTCGGCTTACAGTACTCTCGAGCGTAGGCAGATGTTCTCAAAGGACCTGATAATACTGTCCCTTTGGGGTCAGTATCTCGAGTCTATTCGGATCGCATACGGAATTGAGTCCTCATCCGAAAGGATAAGGTCACTCGGTTTCGCGGCTTTTCGAAGGCTCGATTATCAGGAAATGCGAGAAATGGTCAGCCTTACGCGGTCCAAAGCCAGTGCTGCTTTCTGCGCCCTGCGCGACGCGCATGACAAATTGTCAAAGCGAACGCAGGAACCTGGGTACCTACTCAGGTCGCGGAAAGTCCACTGAAGGGGACCTTAAACGTAGTTTGGCTCTTGTTCAACTACCAAGAAAGGGAGCTGCCAATGGCAGTTGCACTAACCTCCCCCGTAACTGGGGGAGCACAGACGGGTTTCACAGCCCCTACTTACTCGGTCACACCCGATGTTGCACCGGATGTGAACGGGAAGCAGTGGGCCGTTACCGCCTGCGGAGGCACGCAAGTGGGTGCTCGGATCCATTCTTCATCGGATCCGTTTACCGTCACGTATGTGCGGCCGAAGGCCTTCAAGGCCATCGGGAAACCACACCCTGTCACCGGATTACTTCCGTCCGTGCCGAAAAACACTCATGCGTTTATCGTCCGAAAGGGCGCTATTCCGCTGAGCAACCAGCCTTCGTCGGTGCTGCTGATTCGTTGCAGCATCGACGTTCCGGCTGGTTCGGACACCGCGGATGCCGCTAGCTTGCGAGCAGCACTTTCGCTGCTCGTTGGTGCCCTAAACCAGCTTTCTGCTGGTCTAGGTGACACCCTGGTTAGCGGCCTCTCGTAGGTCGTAACGACCTGCGGGAGGGTTATCCGTGATACGACAGTTGCGGTTTCGTACTGTAGTTCTCGTCGTGCATTTGTCTGCCGTCGTTCGGGAGTTTCACAAGCTCTCGATCTCGGTGCTGGTTAAGTGGCTTAAAAAGACTTAGCCGACGAAACCAAGGACACCACATGCATGATTATGCTGTTGCGTTCTCACGCCTTCAAGAAGATCTACCCAAAACAGACGTTATGTTGACTTCTGACATGAGTCTGTCTGAGGCTGAGTCTCTCTGGCTTCGAAAATCCTTCCTCAAAAAGTTTGAGGATGTGAAGAACGAAGACGCAGACGCTAAAGCTCTCGAGCTCTTTCTTCAGAGCAACGAGGACTGTAGGCGTTTTGCGTTACAACCGAAGAGCCTCTTTGAGGATGTGCTAATCGGGGAGGTCAAAAACCTTGTCGATTCGTACTTCTACTCAGGCCCTGATCTGTTGCTTGACCTTCAGCGAATTTCGGAAGGTTTTGCACCAGGTCCTGGCGCGAGTAGGGGAGTAGTTTCGGATAACTTTTACACAAAGTTGTTCGATTCTAACCTCTCTTGCACAAGTGATCTTCTTTACCGACGGTATCGGTCTGCCATATCCTGTTGGCCCGCGTGGCATCACGCTGAAATTGCGCGTAAGAACCACCATGGGCTTTCGATGGTAGAGGGCAACCGTCTTTCATTTGTTCCTAAAACGTCGGAGATCTCGCGTACAATCTGTACCGAACCCAATCTTAATATGTTGTTTCAGAAAGGGATCGGTGCCTTCCTAGAACACCAACTACTGAGGAGATGGAGAATATCCATGTCCTATCAGCAAGGGTGGAATAGGTGGCTTGCACGCAAAGGTAGTGTTGATGGTTCCTTTGGAAC